CTACAGGTTCAAAGCGTTCGCGACCGGGCGCAGATAGGCCGGGTCGAATTTGCGGTAGACGCGCCGCAGCGTGCGCGGATCGGTGGCGAGGTAGTCGGCTGCCTGGTCGATCGCGACGCCTTCCATTGCCATCCACGATGCGACCGAATGCTTCAGGTGGTGCGGCGTCGGAATCCAGGTTAGGCCGGCCCTTTGACACAGCCGGCGGAAGGACCAGCGCAGACCCTTCGGCACCGGACCGCCGCCAAACTCGACCACATAGTCCGACACCGCCGCCTGGCGCGCTTGCTCGAGCTGCGCGCGCAGGCCATCGTTCATCGGCACGATGCCGCGGCGCTTGCTGGTCAGCCGCCGGCCGGGTTCCTGGAAATCGATCATGCCTGTCCGGAAGTCGACCCGATCCCATGTCAGGGACAGGATCGAACCCTTGCGCGCGCCGGTGTAGACGGCCAGGGCCACGAAGGTCCCGACGTGCGGCGTGATGCAGGCGGCGATCAGCTTCCGCGCCTCGTCCTTCGACAGGTAGCGATCGCGCGGCGCGCTGTCCGCCGGCGCCTCCAGCGCCGGGGGCTTGACCAGATAGCCGTCCTTCCATGCCAGCCGCAAGGCGGCGCGTAGAACGTTGAATTCTCGGCGCAAGGTGCCGGACGCGACGGGCCGCGGCTTGTGCTTGGCGACCTTCTCCGGTGTCGGCTTGCCGCGGGGCTTCGTGACCCGTGCGGCGGCGTAGCGGTCCCATTGGTCCTGGTTGACCTGGTCGACGCGGAGATGGCCCAGCACGGCGGCCAGTGCCTTGGCCGCATCCTCGAGGCGGTCGATCGCCTCGACCTTGCCGGTTCGCTTCCGGACGTAGCGGGTCAGCGCCTCGGCGACGGTCAGCTTTAGGGGACGACGCTCAAGTTCGGCTTCGAAATCCGCGAGGGCCTGTCCAGCGCGGCCCGGGTCCGCCGTCCCTGTCGAAACCCGTCGACGCTGTCCGTCTTCCCGCCAGACGATTTCGAGAACGCCTCGCCGGAGTTTGAGATGGGGGGCGTCGATTCTCGGACGGGGCATAAGGTCGATTCCATATAGGCGTCGAGTTGCGCCTGCGTGATCCGGATCAGACGTCCGCCCCCGGGGCGGTAGCAGGCCAGCCGCCCCGCCCGGATCGCGCGCAGGATGGTTTCCGGATCACAACCGATGATCTCGGCGACCTGCTGAGCGGTCAGGTAGCGCGTGGGTTCAGCCATGGGGCACCTTGCCATGGCGGTCACGGGGTATTGGCGCCGGCGCTACCCCGTTCGCCAGCTCGATCAGGATGTCGGCATGGCAGGGGTCGTCGAGGCCGCACCAGCAGCCGAGATCGCAACCGCGCAGCGGCGCGACCCAGCGCTCGAATCCCTCGGGGTCGGAACGGCGGAACTGTTCGGCCAGGGCGTGGAACAGTGCTGCAGACGCGGCCTGCGCGATCCGGTCGATGTCGCGGGCGATCGCCAGGTCAGGGCCGCGGCGCCGCGGATTCCATCTGTACATCGCGTTCCAGAGTTCGTTGCCGCCGACCTGCGACCAGTCCATGGCGTCGACCAGGGCGCGACGGACACGGGCGACAGGCCAGGGATTGCCGCGCCGGCTGGGGCGCGACACCACCACACAGTTCGGCGGCTTGCGCCATCCCCTGGCACGGCTGAGACGGATGCGCTTAGGCATGGGCGGCCTCGAATAGGCCGGCGGCTGCGCGGCGGCGCCGGCGCGTGTTGGCGTGGTGCTCCCGGTCATAGGTCAGGTGGCACCTCTGGCACCAAGCCTTCAGGTTGTCATCGTCGCAGTGCTCCGGGGTGTGGTCCAGATGCGCGACGGTCAGCACCACGCGCGACGCGGTGACCGGGTGCGGCTCGCCGTTGGCGGCGCGGCAATCCGGATAGGCCGGCGAGCCCTCGCATTGGTTGCCTGCGCGATCGCGGATTCGGCGGCTGATCGCCGGCCAGTCCTTCGGATAGCGGGCCTTCTCTTCCGGGCGGATCGGCATCACCCTGCCTCCGTCACAACGGTAGCAGGCGCGGCGGTGGCAGGCGCGTCGGTCGGGATCTTCTCAGCGATCCACAGGGCTTCGGTGTCGGCAGAAGCTCTGTCAGCTCCCCAGCGCACTAGCGCATCCGAGATCATCACCTGGAAGCCGGCTTTCATCTGTGTCGCGCCGCCGGCGGCGCCCGACGCCGGCCAGGTCCCGGCGGCCTTCGCCGCGATCGCGTCGGCGTAGAGGTCGGCGCTGGCGGGCTTGATGCCCTGTGCCGTCATGTGGTCGCGGACGACCTGGCGCAGGTGCGCGCGTTGAATCGGGGTCATGCCGCGTCGGTGAAGGGCCAGGATGTGCCAGGCGCGGCCGAGGGCGTGCTTCTCGACGCGGTCGCCGAAGATCGGCAGGGTTTCGCGCACCACGCGGGCGACGGTGCCGATCGGCGCCTCGGCGCGCAGGGCGATCTGCTGCAAGTCGACGTCCTCGACCATCTGCCGGCCGAGATCGGCGACGGTCAGGGCTTCGTCGATCCGCTGCAGCAGGTCGGCCATGGTGTTGGGGTGGTGCCGCTCGACGATCGACCGGCACTCGCGAAGGATATCCGCGATCATTCGTCGTCTCCGGGGTTGAGGTCGACGGCGCGCCAGGCGCGGCGCAGGTCGGCCAGGATCAAGACCGCGACCGGCAGCAGCAGGAGCAACAGGTGCCGGCCGTCCATGGTCAGTGGCGGGTGCAGCCGGCGCCGCCCGCGCCGCCGTGGCACGGGCAGGCGTTGCGGTTCAGGCGGTGAAAGTCGCGCAGGTCTTCGGCGAAGTGCCGAAGCACTACCTCGACCTGGTCGGCCGGCATGGTGTGCATCAGGGCGCCGAGCGATTCCGCCACCCCGGCGACGATGACGTTCAGGTTGAAGCTGTGCGGCTCGGCCAGGGCGGCTTCGTCATGCACCTTGCGGATGATGCCGGTCAGCGTGTCGCTGATCCGCAGCGACGCCTCGCCCTGCACGATGTCCTCGTCCGTGATCATGACCGGCGCAACCCTTTCATCTCGGGGAACACCCGGCACAAGGCGTCGAAGCGCAGCAGGAAGTCGTTGTGCGCCCGGACCCATGGCTGGGGGGTGATGGTCCGCGCCCGTGGCGGCGGCATGGGCATCTCCCATTCCGGGCCGCCGGAGGGCATCAGGTCCCGCTTCTCGGTCGCCAGCGCGATCAGGTCGGCGCGCTTCACGGCGGACGCGACCTCCGGCGGCGGCGGCCAGGCCAGGCCGGCGGCCTTGTGAATGGCGGCGTCGATGCGGTCGGTCACCGTGTCGATCGCGTGGGCCGTCTCGGCACCGCCGGCGGCGCGCACGGCCCATTTCAGGGGCGTCGACCAGTCGCCGATATAGGCCTCGTGCGCGTCGTGCAGCAGCGCATAGGGCCGGGCGTTCATCGGCAGGATGTCATGCACGATGCCGGAGTGCTGGGCCACGCTGTAGAACTGGCGGGTGTGTCCGGTCCAGCGGCAGAGCTTCGCCAAAGCCTCGGCGATGTCCTCGATATCGATCACGCTGTCTTCCGGGTGCAGCAGCGCAAAGGGCCGGCCGGACGCGGTCAGAATCCAGGGGCCTTCCGGGGCGGCCGGCCGGCGCGTCGCCAGAAGGGGCAGGGTGGCGGTGCTCATGCTTCGGGCTCCGGAGGGGCGAGGGTGACGGGCCGCGGGCTGATGTCGACCTGCAGCTCGACGCGGATGGCGTCGGCCAGGGATCGCTCGACGAACTGGACGACATCGGCGGCGACCCGGTCGGGCAGCGCGGCGTCGTCGGGGATGGTGACCTGCGCGCGGATCACCGGCTTGGCGAAGAGGCGGGTCGGGATGACCAGGTTGAGCTCGACCGCCAGTTCACCGACGCGCAGCGCCGGCGGCCGGGCCGTCATCTCGCACCCGCCCTTGTCGTCCACCCGAAGGAACCGGGTGATGTGGACATGCGAGCGGGTGCGGTGCGACCCGGCCGGGGCGTGCTTCATCGCTTACGCGCCAGCCGCGGCGCGGGGCGCGGCGACCGTCTCCGGCGTGCCGTAGAACAGCGGCAGCGCGGTCGCGGCGCGGGCCTTGTCCGCCGCCTCATGAAAGGCATGGTCGAAGGCCTCGTCCATGCGCGAGACCGCCAGCAGCCAGACGACCTTGCCGCCGGCGATGCGGTACTGCAGCCGCACGGCCATCAGGTAGGCCGGTCCGCCCTTGAAGACCGGGATCACGATCATGAACAGGTTCGGGACCTTGACCTTCTGGCCGGCGCCGTCGGTGTGCTCGTTCTTGAAGGCGATCACCGCCTCGCCGGTGTCGAGGTTGACCCGGTTCTCGACCGCGCTGCTCTCGGTCACCGCCAGGCCGCGGGACAGTTCGAACACGCGCTGCGGCGTGGCGATGGTGCCGCCCATGCGGGTGATGGCGTCGGCCAGCCGGATCTCGGAATCGGTCGACGGCGTCACGCCGGTGTCGGGCAGTGCCCATTCCGGAACCGGGGCGATGTCGAGGATCCGATCATCCAGGAAGGCGGCGAAGTCGCCCTGGCCGAACTTCTCGCCGGCAGCGCCGGTCCAGGCTTGCCATTCGTCGGACAGCGGGAAGGGATAGATCGCCCGGTGGTCGCCGAAGCGCGGGTCGGCCTCGCCCTTGCGGTGGTAGTTCAGCACCGCGGTCAGGCTCGGCGACTTGCGGTCGTCGCGGGCGAAGATCGCGGAGTCCGCATCCTTGAACCGGTTCGCGTGGTCGATGAAGGATTCGATGTCGGTCAGCGTGGCGGTGCCGGTGCGACGCTCCGGCCACAGCCGGTATTCGTCGATGAAGGGCTTGACCGACCGGACGGTCTTACCGTTCGGCAGGATCAGGACGTCCAGCGATGTGCCGCCCCAATTGTCGACAGACATGAGCGTCGCGCCGCCAAGATCCTTCATCGTCTCGATGATGGCCTGCGCCTCCGGCTTGGCGCTGACGTTGGTGGTGATCGGGTCCGCCATGCGGATCTCCTATGGTCGGTGGGGAGGGTCAGACGTTCCGGATCTCGCGCGGGCCGAGCATGTCGAGCTGGCGCGGGTTCTGGATGGTGAAGGTGTTGCCCGGGGTCGACCACAGGACGGTCTTGTCGCGGGGCTCTTCCGGCAGCTTCGATTTCAGTGACGTCTTCACGTCGAAGTTGCCGCCGTCGAGCTTGATCGACAGCGTCAAGGTCAGCGTCGCGGTCGGCTTGCCGTTGTGCTCCTGCACATAGTTGTTGAGCGCGGCATTGAGGTCGCGCAGCAGGGCCGTCGCGTCGGCGTTCAACTGGCCGCCCTCGAGGTTCGCGACGAATTGGGCGAAGGTCTTCAGCTCGCCCGCCTGGGCGGTGGCGACGTCCATGGGCCGGGTCCTTTCCTGGGGCTGCTGCATCAAGCGACCTGCCGGTCCGCGGGCAGGCGCGGGGCGGCCATCGCCTTGGCGCGCTCGCCATAGGTGCGGACCTGGTCGACAGTGAAGCCGTGTCGCAGCAGGTCGCGCTCGGTCACCTCGCCGCGATCGCGGATCAGGTCGACCATCACGCCGGCCATCAGCCCGAGGGTGATGTGCGGTTTGATGGACGGGCGGCCGGTGGTGCGGGCCGCGGCGCGCGTGGTGCTGGTGCCGGCGGCCTCGCGCTCGGCCGCCGCGACCTCGCCCCGCGGGATCGGCCCATCGAAGCGCTGGTGCAGGTCGGCCATGGTCAAGACGTGCATGGGGAGCCTCCTGTTGGGTCGCCCGTGCATGTCCTCCGAAAGGTGCCCGGGGCGCGGTGCCCCGGGCGAGTTAACAGGGAGGTTCATGCACGATGCGGACGTGCAGGAGCACTATTCAAAACGTATAATGAATTGTCAATGCAAAACGAATAGCGCGATTGGCGCTATACGGTTTGCGCGGCGGCTGGCGACCTTAGCTGCGCTTCACCCACTCAACCGGCACGACCCACTCCAGGGTGACGTCCTCAAGAGGCGGGGCGTTGTAACTCTCCAGAGTGAAGAGGTCCGGCTGGGAGCCTCGACGAAGGACCTTTACGAAGGTCCGTCCGTCGGCAAGGCGCGCGACGACATCGCGACCGAACAGCGCTTGCGGCTCGACGGGTGTCTCTCGGCGTCGATAATAAATCAGTTCCTTTTCGTGATATCGAGGGTACATGGAGTCGCCTTGAACAATTACCGCAACCGTATGCTCGTCGGCTTCTGGCGGCATCGGAACATCGTCTAAGTATTCGGAAGATTGGTCGCCGTCGAATAGCCTGATCTCAGCGCCAGCACCAACATAGCCGACCAGGGGAACGGTGTAGCTCGTCGGCTCATTGCTATCTTCGCCGGTCAAGATCCATGCGGCGGATGTGTGGAACGCCCGCGCATATTTCATCGCGGCTTGACGGGTGATGCCTCGCGTCCCGTTCTCGTGCGCGAGGTAGGTCGACACGGTCCATCCGAAGGCACGGGCGGCGTCGGTCGGCGTGGCGTAGTTGGCGCCTCGCCGTGCGAGGGCGAGGCGAAAGCTGGGCTCGGTCATCCATACATTATGAATAGGTCGGCTATTCAAAAGGTATTGTCGTTCGCTATTCATTATGTATAGTCTCTGGGTATGAGCAACGTTCGCGATGCCCGTTCCGAGCTGGGACTGAGCCAATCGGCCTTCGCTGATTTGGTCGGCGTCTCTCAACCTACGGTCTCCCGTTGGGAACGTGACGCCGCAGAACCTCCGCGTCCCGTCCGCATGCTGCTCGACCGGCTTCTAGCGGAGATCAAGGGCTCGCCGGAGACGTCGTCATGAACCGTCACCCGATCCTGGTCGGCCTCGCTGTGGTGCTGCCGTTCTGGCTGCTGGTGGTCCTTGCCCTGATTTTCTGGCCGGGCTGATGGCCAAGCCGCCCCAGCCGCCCCCGATCTGCCGAGGAATCGGCTTCTGCGGCCCGCAACGACGGGCGCCTCGACTTCGAAAGGGAGCTTCCATGAGATCTTTCTGCGGCTTCTGCGCCGCCTGCGGTGCCGGGATCGCCTTCGGCTATGCCGGGGCGTCCTTCTCTTCTGGCCTGACCTTGCGAGCCATCGCGACCGTGGTGCTCGCCGTCTGCCTGACCGCAATTGCGGCCCGGCTGGACCGCCCGTCTCGCCTCGCTTCCACACATAGGACGGCGCTCCGTCCGCATCACGGGGTTTGACCATGGGCCACACACCCTATGTCCAGCGCCCGGCCGGCAGCCTGAAGGAGGCGACCAGCGCGCTGGTGACCGCCGTCGGCGGCCAGGCGCGCGCCGCCGATCTGGTCGGGTCCACGCAATCCGTGGTGCAGCGCTATACCGACCCCTCGGCGCCGGACCGGTCGATCCCGGTCGCCAAGGTCCGCATCCTCGAGGCGGCGGCGCGGCGGCCGATCATCACCGAATTCCTGGCGGCGGAGGCCGGTTGCCTGCTGCTGCAGCCGCTGCTCGACATCGCGGGGTCGCCGAACGCCGACTTCGCCACCATCGGGCAGGAGATCGGCGACCTGTTCGCCACCATCCACCGGGCCCAGTCCGATGGCCGGATCGACCCGCGCGAGGCCGGTCAGGTGATCAACGCCCTCGACGACGCGGCGCGCGCCATCATGGCAGCGCGGGCGACGATGCGGCTCATGGCCGGGGATGATGCGTGATGGTCGGCATCAGCAACACCCGGCGCGCGGTGCTCGCCACCATCGTGCTCGACTGCATCACGGTCGCCGCCCGGGCCGGCGGCACCACCCCGAACTATGACACGCTGCAGGCGGCCGTTCGCGAGCATGGCCACAAGGTCGACTGCCCGACCCTGCGCGCGGTGCTGACCGGCCTGGAAGATTTGGGCCTGCTGGTGTGCGAGGGCCCGAAGCACAAGCGCTCCTATGCCCTGCCGACCAGCGAGGCGACGGTGCCGCCGGCCCATAACGGCGACCGGATGCCGCGCCAGCTCATGACCGAAGAGGAATGGCGCGAGCGCTTTCGCCGGCCCGACGGCACCCTGGCGCAGTACGAAGACTATCAGCCGCGTGACCGCGTCTTTACCCGCGTGGCGCCGGCGCCGGGGGCCGAGGCCTGGGCGAGCTCGCTGTCATGACCGGCTGCGCCCGCTGCGGCGACGCGCAGCTGTGCCGGATCTTCGGCGGCTGCATGGCCGAGAACGAACGGCTGCAGGCCGAGGACGAGAAGCGCCGGCGCGCCCTCGACCGGGACGCCCGGCTGGCCGCCCGGCGGCGCCTCGGCCACGCCAAGCGCAAGCGCCGCTGGCAAGCGCGGAATCGGGGGTAGGAATGGCCGTGCGGATCCTGCGCGGCAATTGCCGCGAGACGCTGAAGACGATCGCCGATGGTTCGGTGCATTGCGTGTGCACGTCGCCGCCCTATTGGGGCCTTCGGGACTATGGGGTGGACGGCCAGCTCGGCATGGAACCGACGCTCGGCGAGCATATCGAGGTGATGGTCGACCTCTTCCGCGAGGTCCGCCGCGTACTGCGGCCCGACGGTGTCGTGTGGGTGAACTATGGCGACTGCTATGCCGCCACCCCGAACGGCCGCTCCGCCGGTGACGTCAAGGCGCTGGGCACCGACGACCGCACCTTCCGCGACAAGCCGTTCTCGACCATCGGCCCGGTCTACGTGCCGGACTATGAGAAGACTGCCCGTGTCGGTGCCAGCGAGAACAAGGGATCGACGGCCGGGGCCCATGGCGGCCGGGTCGCCGCTGGCGGCTATCTGAAGCCGAAAGACCTGTGCCTGGTGCCGCAGCGCTTCGCGATCGCCATGCAGGCCGATGGCTGGTGGGTCCGCGCCGCGCTGCCGTGGGTCAAGCGGAACCCAATGCCGGAGTCGACCAAGGATCGCCCGTCATCGGCGCTGGAGTGGGTGTTCCTGTTCTCGAAATCGGAACGCTACTTCTGGGATGCCGAGGCTGTCATGCGGGGCATGGCGGCCACGTCGCTGCCCCGCCTGGCGCAGGACGTCGAGGGCCAGGACGGCAGCGCCCGGGCAAACGGCGCAACCCGTGCCGACCGGCCGATGAAGGCGGTTCGTGGCCGCAGCACCCACGGGCGCCACACCCTCGGCGACGCGCTGCCGGAGGCCGATCGGCGCGACAAACAGGCCGGCCACGGCCAGCGCCACGCCGGCTTCAACGACCGCTGGGACGCCAAGGTGCGCGGCACGACGGCCCGGCATAGTCAGTATGAGACCAATCACCAGTCGCTGGACGGCGTCGAGCGCGGGTTGCGGTCCTTCCGCAACACCGACCTATTCTTCGACAGCCTTACGGCGCCGCACGGCCTGATCTGCGATGCCGACGGCCAGCCGATCGCGATCGACGTGCCGACGCGGCCGTTTTCCGAGGCGCATTTCGCGACCTTCCCCCCGAACCTGATCGCGCCGCTGATCCGCGCCGGTTGCCCGGCCGGCGGAACAGTGCTCGACCCCTTCGGCGGATCGGGCACCACCGGCCTTGTTGCCGATCGGCTCGGCCGCGACGCGATCTTGTGCGAGCTGAACCCAGGCTATGCCGACATGGCCGAACGCCGGATCAGCGGCGACGCCCCGCTCTTCGTCGAGATGGCGTCATGATGCTGTGGCGCATGTCGCATCGGGGTGACCCCAAGGCCGTTGCTCTTGCGGACGACCACTACAGCCGCCAGAAGCCTGGGACGCCGCAGTTCGTTCAGCCCGGCCGGTGCCTCGTCCTTTTTGCGCAGCAAGGGAAGAGGCGCGCCGTGTGGGTGACGTCGTGGCCCTTCGCTGAGTATGTCCGGCACGAATGGCCGGGCGCCTGGTCTTGTGCAATGTTCCGAAACGAGGGGATCGCCCTTTCGTCCGACCTTATTTTGCAGGCCGTGGCTGCGACGCGCTGCGTTTTCGGAGTGCCGCCGGATCAGGGGATCATCACCTTTGTCGATCCACAAAAGATCCGGAACGGAACGGCCAGTGGCAGACAGGTTGGCCGCTGCTTCATCAAGGCTGGGTGGTCTCTGATCGGCGCAGCGAAAGACGGCAAGCCGTGCTTTCAGCAGTTGCCGGACCGGATGCCGCCCCCTGATACGCCGATCGGCTTCACGCCCCGGTTCCTGTTCGGAGGGGTCGCAGCATGACCATCCCCGTGCGGCTGCCGAAGGCCTTCGTCGAGGACGTCCTGGCGCGGGTGCGGCTGGTCGACCTGATCGGCCGGGACGTCAATCTCGTCCGCAAGGGCCGCGACCATGTCGGCCTCTGCCCCTTCCATCAGGAGCGGTCGCCCAGCTTCACGGTCAATGAGGGGAAACAGTTCTACCATTGCTTCGGGTGCGGTGCGCACGGCAGTGCCGCCGGCTACCTGATGACGCGGCACCGCATGGGCTTCGTCGAGGTCATGGAAGCCCTGGCGACGGCCGTTGGCCTGCCGATGCCGGAGGGGTTCGGCAAGCCCGGCGTGCGGGCGGAGCTGCCGCCCGCGCTGCCGCCGGTCGACCGGCCCGACGCCGACGGCCTGGCGCGCGAGGATCAAGAGGCGATCGCCCGCGCCCGCAAGCTGTGGCAGGAGACGCGCGACCCGCGCGGGACGCCGGTCGAGGCCTATCTGCTGCACCGCGGCCTCGGCGCCTGGGTCCACGGGCGCATCCCCCCGACGCTGCGCTATGCCCGGCTTCACTACTGGATTCATCGGCGCGATGCCGACAAGCCGGTGTCGCTCGGCCGCTGGCCGGTGATGGTGGCCGGCATGCAGGCGGCCGACGGCCGCGTGCGGGCGGTGCACCTGACCTATCTGGCGCAGGACGGCAGGGGCAAGGCCGAGATCGTCGACCCCGACACCGGCGAGCTGCTGGCCGTGAAGAAGATGCGCGGGTCGGCCTGGGGCTGCGCGATCCGCCTCGGCCCGACGGCAGATCGGATGGGGATTGGCGAGGGGATCGAATCGTCCGGGTCGGTGCAGATCGCCACGGGCATATCCTGCTGGGCGGCCGGCAGCCTCGGCAACGTCGCCGGCGCCGGCAAGGGGCGGAAGCCAGGCCACCCGACCAAGGTCGCGGCGAACCGCCGGCCGATGCTGCTGCCGGCGCCGGTGCCCGACCTGGACCGGCCAGGGCTGATCCTGCCGCCGCTGCCGATGGCGTCGACCGTGATCCTGCTCGAGGACGCGGACAGCGACCCGCATGTGAACGCGATGCTGATGGAACGGGCATCGCGCCGATACGCCGCCGAGGGCCGCCGCGTCGAGCGCGCGCGCCCGCCCGAAGGCCTGGATTTCAACGATCTGATGAGGGGCGCCGCGTAATGCTGGCTCTATCGGAACCGCCGCGACCGCATTTCGGCATCGGCGGCAACTGGCTGCACCCGGACGAGGTGATCGTCGACAACTTCGCCGGCGGCGGCGGCGCCTCCGAAGGCATCGAATGGGGGATGCGGGAGCTGTATGAGGCCGGGCTGATGCCGACGGCCCGGCATGTCGACATCGCCATCAATCACGACCCGGAAGCGGTCGCGATGCACAAGGCGAACCACCCGGCGACGCAGCACCTTTGCCAGAACATCTGGCAAGTGGATCCGGCGCAGCTGCGCCGCGACTGGGGCGGCCGTCCGCTGGGGCTGGCGTGGTTCTCGCCTGACTGCACGGACCATAGCAAGGCCAAGGGCGGCGTGCCCGTCTCGCGCGGCAGGCGCGACCTGGGATGGGTGGTGGTGAGCTGGATCGACCGCTGGCCCCCACGCATCATCATGCTGGAGAACGTCGAGGAATATCAGGACTGGGGGCCGCTGATCGCCCGCGACGACGGGTCCCTGGTGCGCGATCCGGCCCGCAAGGGCGTGACGTTCCGGAAATGGGTCGGCGAAATCCGCAAGCGGGGCTATCGGATCGAGTGGCGCGAACGCCGGGCCTGCAACGCCGGGGCGCCGACCATCCGCAAGCGTTTGTTCGTCATCGCCCGCAACGACGGCCTGCCGATCGTGTGGCCGGACGCAACCCATGGCGACCCTGCGTCCGAGGCGGTCGCCACCGGCAGCCTGCAGCGCTGGCGCACGGCCGCCGATTGCATAGACTGGGACCTGCCGTGCCCGTCGATTTTCGAGACGTCGGCGGAGATCAAGGCGCGCTATGGCATCCGCGCGAACCGGCCGCTGAAGCCCAACACAATGGCCCGCATCGCCAAGGGCGTGATGCGCTACGTCGTGAACCACCCGAACCCCTTCATCGTACCGATCACCCATGGCGGCGACGCCCGGGTGCATCCGATCGACGACCCGCTGCGCACCATCACGACGGCGAACCGGGGCGAGCACGCGCTGGTGACGCCGTTCGTCACGAAGTTTCGGACGGGGGCAACCGGGCAGGTCATGGGCGACCCGCTGTGCACGGTGACGGCGAACAGCTTCATCAAGCGGCCCGGCGGCGCTGCGCCGATCGGCATCGTGGCGCCCTACCTGGTGCCGAGCTACGGCGAGCGGGAAGGGCAGGAGCCGCGCGCCCTGACGGTCGAGGGTCCCATGCCGACCGTCGTCCCAGGCGGGAACGGCGGTCGGCTGGCCTGCGTCTACATGGACCGGCAGTTCACGCGATCGGTCGGCCAGACGGCGGATGAGCCGGCGGCGACCGACACGGGGATCGGCAAGACGAATCTGGTCGCGGCCTTCCTCGCCCAACACAACACCGACATGGTCGGGCATGATGCCCGCGAGCCGGTGTCGACCGTCACCAGCAAGGGCTGCAACCAAGCCGTCGTCTCGGCCGGCCTGGTCAACCTGAAGGGCAGCGACCGCCGCATGGGGGCGATAGACGGGCAGGTGCCGACGCTGTGCGCGCGCGGCAATCATGTCGGGGAGGTGCGGGCCTTCATCGCGAAATACTACGGCGCCGCCGAGCACGGCCAGGACTGCCGCGACCCGTTGCACACCGACACGTCGAAGCCGCGGTTCGGCCTGGTGATGATCCATGGCGAGCCGTTCCAGATCGTCGACATCGGCATGCGCATGCTGACGCCGCGCGAGCGGTTCCGGGCGCAGGGCTTCCGGGAAAGCTACATCATCGACCCGGAGGTCAACGGCAAGCCGCTGTCGGGCGAGGCGCAGGGCCGGATGTGCGGCAACAGCGTGTCGCCGGTCGAGCCGAGGGCGTTCGTGCTGGCGAACCTCGGCCAGGCGCCGGCCGCTGCCGTCCAGGCCGCCGAATGAGCGATGCTCCGGCCCCGTCGGGCCCGATCGTCTTCCGGTGCCGCGTCTGCAACGCCTATGCGTGCTTCGGCTTCGACTGCGACCTGTTGGCCCGGCCCGAACCGCGGCTCGGCCGCTGGTATTGCGCGCAGCACCGCCCAGCCAAGACCACGCCGCCGGCGGTGACGCCGGGTCCGGCGCCCAAGCCTGAGAAACAGGGGAACCTGCTGTGATCGAGGGAACGGACAAGAACCCGGCCCCGGGCGCCGATGCGGTGCGCCAGGCAATGGCCGGGGCCTCGGCCTGGGAAGGGCCGACCGGGGAAGAGGGCGTCGATGATGGCGACGACATCGAGTTCGAACCGCTGCGGCCCGGCGAGACGTCGTGCGACCCGCTCAAACTCGCCTTCTGGGACCGCAACGACCTCGGCAATGCCGAGCGACTGAAGGCGCGGTTCGGCTCCGACCTGATGTATGTCGGCAACATCGGGTGGCACGTCTGGGACGGCCGCCGGTGGCAGCGCGAGGGCGGGGAAGAGCTGGTACGGCTGCGCTGCTACTGGACCGCGAAGCGCATCCGGGAAGAGGCGGCGGTGATCCGCATCTGGGCGACCAGGAAGGACAACCGCCAGGGTCTCGAGAAGCCCGATCCGATCCGGGCCAAGATGGTGCAGGCGCATGCATCCCTCGCCACCAGCTCCGGCAATGCGGCGCGCACCGACGCCATGCTGAAACAGGCGGTGCCGTTCCTGCTGCGTCACGCCCGCGAGATCGACGCCCAGCCCTGGATTCTCAACACGGCCGAGGCGGCGATCGACCTCGGCGACGCGCCGGCGGAGGACGGGACGGTCGAGATCGAGCATCGGGCCTTCCGGCAGGACGACCTGATATCGCGCCTGGCGCCGACCCGCTTCGACCCCGACGCGCAGGCGCCGCACTGGCTGGCCTTCGTCGCCAGCATCTTCCCCGATCCGGAGGTTCGCGCCTTCGTCCAGACGTGGTTCGGCTACTGCCTGACCGGCGACACCCGCGAGCAATGCATCCTGATCTGCCATGGCGGCGGATCGAACGGGAAGTCGACCCTGATCGAGACGATCAGCAAAGTGATGGGCGACTATGCCGCCACGGTGTCGATCGCGACCTTCCTCGACACCGGCACGCGGGGCGGCGGCGACGCCACCCCCGACCTTGCCCGATTGCCGGGCGTGCGGCTGGCGATCGCGTCCGAGCCGGCCGCCGGCGACCGCCTGTCCGAGACGGTGATCAAGACCATCACCGGCGGCGAACGCATCCTGGCGCGGCATCTGTTCCGCGACCTGTTCGAGTATGACCCGACGTTCAAGGTCACCATCGCCTGCAACCAGAAACCGACCATCCGCGGCCAGGACCATGGCATCTGGCGGCGCATCATCATGCTGCCCTTCACGGTCACGTTCGATGACGACCAGATCGACCGGCTGCTACCGGAGAAGCTGAAGGGCGAGGGGCCCGGCATCCTCAACTGGCTGCTGGACGGCTACAGGCTCTGGCGAGAGAAGGGCCTGACGGTGCCCAAGGCGGTGCGCGCCGCGATCGACGAATACCGGTCCGAGAGTGACCCGGTCGGCCAGTTCATCCGGGCCTGGACCTTCAAGGACCCGCCATCCTTCATCAACGCCACCGACCTGTATCGCGGCTATGTCGCCTGGTGCCGGCGCAACGCCGTGACGCCCTGGAAACAGACCGGGTTCGGCCGCCGCTGCGTCGACCTGGGGTTGAAGAAGAACACGTCGGGCACGACCAGCTATCTCGGGATCGGGCTGACCAAGGAAGCCTGGGACGCGATCGACCATCCGGACAGTTTGGAGGGTTCGGGCAAGCACGGCCACACCGATGACGAGCACGACGATCGGTAGCGCAATCGGAAGTTGTGGTGCGGTGCGGCGAACCCTCCGACCCTCCGCAACTCTCCGGGAAAATAGCGCAGCCGGATCAAAGGGTTCGGAGGGTTCGGACAGTTCGGACGGTTTTCGGCACCAATGCATATGAACGAAGGTGGCCACTCATGGCGTATATAAATCTTCCTCAAAAACTATCCGAACTATCCAACCTTCCATTGAAGGTTGATCGGCGCCAGCCGATCGACATCGCCGATCTGGTCGAGTGGGCCTATCAGGTCCAGAAAGTGGACCTTGCCGACGGCCCGGTGTCGTCGCAGGGCTATGGTGCGACCGGCGTCGCCCGGGTGGAACAGGTCGGGGCGCTCGGCATCCGCGTCGACAGCTTCATGAACCTGGGGTCGCCGGTGCATCCCGACGCGGATGAGGTCCATAGCGCGGTGCTGCGCCTGGCCGGATGGCGCACCGGCTGCCTGCTGGACTTCGGTCGGTCCGGCCTGGTGCCCGACCCTCTGGTCGGGAAAGAGCCGAGGGCGCGGCCGGTGATGGGGCGGACGGGCTATCGCATGCTGCGCGACCACAACCGCAACCCGATCGCCTGCGTCATCACCTGGGACGGGCCCGACTGGCGCGAGATCGAGTTCGCCCGGACCAAGTATGAGTTCTGGCATCAGGCGCTTTCCGACCTTGCTGATTCGCTGCGGCGCAACGGCCTCTCGTCCTATCTGGTCACCGGACCATCAGCGATTCCGCGCCCTTGGGAACGGCGTATTGACAATACGCAAAAACCTTGACTAGATGCATGTAGGGTGAAAACCCACCAGATAGAGGGCCGGCCCCGGGGAAACCTGGGGCCGGCCTTTCTCGTTTCAGCCTTCAGTGATCAGGCGGGCTAGGGCCAGCGCATCCTTGCGGATCGAGGCCGGGGCCAGCATCGGCTCGCCGCGCTCGACCGCGACCGCGAGGGCGACGCGCTCGACGGCAGCGACATGGACAGGCCGCAGCTCGGCCTTGCCGGCCTCGAGGTCGAGATAGGCGCGGCGGCTCATGCCAATGCGCTCGGCCATGTCGGCCTGGGTCAGGTGCAGCGCCTTGCGGAGAGTGGTCAGGTCGTCGGGGGTCATTTGCTCGATCCCTCGGTCTGCGGTATCTTTGCCTGGAAGGCGGTCCGGGTGTGGACCCCGAACCGCCCTCCGGTTACCGGCCGATGGAGACCGCGAATCTCCACTTGCCGAACCGGATCGCGATGGTGAGCTTGATGCTCATTGTCGCTCTCCGGGTAGTGTCAGACGGGATTGCCTGACCCGGATAGAATGCGCGGAAACCGCTCATACCGCGAGGGAAAAGAGAGGTTTCCGCGCATTTCTCGACCGATTTCACCCCTCCGACCCCGATCTGTTGCCGCCCGGCAACACCCCCTCGACGCGCAGGCCGACCCCCACCCCCCTTCGGGTCCTCCCAGGGCCGGGCAGCATACGGGCGGCAAGAGCGCGGAAGATCGCTAGTGCATTGATTTTCAAACGAAGTTGACAGGGTGACGCCGGTTGACGGTCGCCATGTCAACGGATGACGGATCACGGGTGACATGGGCGACAAGGTGTTGATGAGCCAAGCGGAATTCGCTCGGCACATGGAATGGTCACGCCAGTACGTGAACAAGCTGAAGCGCACGGGCCGCCTCGTCCTCGACGGCGGCCAGATCGACGTCCTGGAAACCAAGGCGATCCTGAAGGAATCAGCGGACCCGGCCCGCCAGCTCGGCGAGGCCGAGGCCGCGCCGGCGGCGGCCGTGCTCGACCTGGGGCCGCCGGCGGCAGCGCCAGGCGGCTTCCAGTCGCACCGGTCGGACCGCGAGAAGTACGCGGCCAAGCTGGCCCAGCTCGAATACGAGGAGCGCATCGGCACCGTCGTGGCGAAGGCGTCGGTCGAGGATGCGTTCTTCGAGCTGGGCCGCATGCTGCGCGAAGGCCTCGACCGCCGGCGCGTCGAGCTGGCGGAGACCCTGGCGGGACTGTCGGGGATGGATGCGATCGAGACGGCGATCGAGGACGCCGATCGGGCCCTGCTGAAACGGATCACCGATGACGTCGGAAAGCGGATCGAGCCCGTCGCGGACGCCGCGGCCTGATATCGAGGATTTGGCCGATGCCCGGACGGCCGGCTTCCGCAGCTTCATCGCGGGGGCGACGCCGCCGGAGCGGAAGACGGTCAGCCAGTGGGCGGAGGAGAAGCGGGAAGTTTCGGCCGAGGGCGGCTCGCCGCACCCCGGCAAATGGTCCAACGACCTGGCCCCGTATCTGGTCGAGTTGATGGACTGCCTGTCCCTGTCGGACAGGTGCCGGTCGGTGGTGTTCAAGAAATCGGCGCAGGTCGCCGGCACCGAAGGCGGGTTGAACTTCTTCGGCTACATTGTCGACCACCACCCCGCACCGGGGATGATCGTCCTGCCGTCGCTGGACGAGGCGAAGAAGTACGTCAAGATCAAGCTGCAGCCGGCGATCGACGCGACGCCGGCACTGCGCAACAAGGTCCGGGAACAGAAGAGCCGGGACGAGGACGGCTCGACCACGTCGCTGAAGAAGTTCCGCGGCGGCTATTGCCAGATCACTGGGGCGAACAGCTCCAAGGGTCTGCAGATGCTGTCCGCCCGGTGGATCATTTACGAGGAAGTCTCGGAGTGGCCGTTCGATGTCGACGGCCGCGGTGATCCCGTCGACCTGGCGCACAAGCGGACGACCGCTTGGACCAAGACCCGGAAGGAGTTCTTCAACTCCACGCCGGGCCTCAAAGGGATGTGCCGGATCTCGGTCATCTATGAGGCCTCGGACCAGCGGCGCTACTACGTGCCATGCCCGCACTGCGGCACCTTCCACGTGCTGAAGTGGGAGAACCTGAAGTGGAACCGGGACAGGGCGCCGCATGGCGCCTTCTTCGTCTGCCCCGCCAACGGATGCGTGATCGAGCCGCACCACAAGCGGGCGATGGTCGCCACCGGCCGGTGGATCAAGACCTATCCCGGCGAGGATGGAATCCGGCCGCCGGACTGCATCGCGCCGGCCGACATCGCCCATTGGCGGGCGCGGTCGGCGGAGGGTCGGGAACCGGGCTTCGCCATCTGGCAGGCCTATTCCCCGTTCGTGCCATGGGACGACACGGTCGCCGAGTTCATCTCCAGCCGCGGCGATCAGGAGAAGGAGAAGGTCTTTACCCAACAGGTGCTGGGCGAGGACTACGAACAGAAGGGCGACAGCCCGGACGATGAGATCCTGCTGCTGCGGCGCCAGGCCTATCCGCTGACCCGGCTGCCGCCGGGCGCGCTGGTGCTGACCGGCATGGCCGACGTCCAGGGCAACCGGCTGGAGTGGTCTGTCTATGGCTGGGGCGTCGACCTGCAGGGGTGGCTGATCGACCGCGGCGTGATCGAGGGCGACCCGGAAGAGGACGCCGTCTGGTCGCAGCTCGGCGCGGTGACTGAACGCCAGTACGAGGATTGGCAGGGGCGGCTGTGGCCGATCGAGGCCTTCGGCGTCGACTCCGGCTACCTGTCGCACCGGGTCTATCTGTTCTGCCGTGGCCGCCCCCGGGTGTTCGCGCTGGACGGTCGGCCGGGTCACCTGCAGCCGATGATCGGTACGCCGGTGCGCCGGGACATCAACTGGCGCGGCAAGGTGATCAAGGGCGGTGTGATGCTGTGGCCGACCGGGACCTTCTCGCTGAAGAGCTGGGTCTATGGCGCGCTGCGCAAGACGGTCGCCGGGCCGGACGAATCGGGCCTGTTCAAGCCCGGGACGCTGCACTTCCCGGCCGAGGTCGACCGCGAGTTCTTCCAACAGATCACGGCCGAGCACCTGGCCGAGGTCGAGCAGCGGCAGGGCTACGTCGTCCGCGAGTGGCGGAAGAAGCGCAACCGGCCGAACGAGGCCTTGGACATCGCGGTCGGCGCCCGTGCCATGGCCGCGCACCTCGGCCTCGACCGCATGTCGCCGGCCGGGAAGGCAAGGCTGGTCGCCGAGCGCGGCCAGCCGCCGGACGGGCCGCAGCCGGACCTCGCCGCCCTATGGGCGCCGAAGCCCGGCCAGGCGCCAGCACCAGCGCCGCAGGCGCAGCCATCGCCGCCCCCAGCCGGGGGCGGTCGTCGTTTGGGCGGCACGGGCCGCTCGGTCAACTGAGGGATCGGCAATGCCGAAGACCAATGTCGAGATGCTGGACGAGGTGCAGGAGGCGATCAGCGCCGTCCTGCGCAACCAGTCCTACACGATCGACGGCCGCACCCTGACCCGGGCCAACCTGGCCGACCTGCAGAAGCGCGAGGAAGCCCTGCTGCTGCGCGTGAACCGGGAATCGCGCGGCGGCCTGAGCATCCGCCTCGCCGTGCCGCGGGCGAGCTGACCATGGCCCGCGCCGTCATTCCCCGTCCGAATCTGCTGGACCGTGCCATCGGCTATGTCGCGCCGGAGGCGGCGGTGCGGCGGCTGCAGGCGCGCGCCGACATTGCCCGCTACGGTGCGATGGTCGGCGGCTACCAGGGCGGCAAGCGCGATCGCCGGGCGACCCGGGAGTTCCGCCCGACCGACGGCACGGCGGATGATGCGATCCTGCCGGAGCTGGACGACTTGCGCGCCCGGTCGATGGACCTCGGCCGCAACATGCCGATCGCCACAAGCGCGCTGGCGACCATCCCGACCAACGTCGTCGGGGCCGGCCTGCAGTGCCAGCCCCGGATCGACCGCACCTATCTCGGCCTGTCGGACGAGATAGCGGACGCCTGGGAAGCCGATGCCGCGCGGTACTGGAAGCACTTCACGAAGCGCTGTCACTTCAACGGCACACTGTCCATGGGGGCCATGCAGTACATGCTGCTGCATTCGGTGCTCGACGCCGGCGATGTCTTCGTGCTGCTGGCCGACAAGGTTCGGCCGGGCGACCTGTTCGGCTTGAAGCTGCAGGTCGTCGAGGCGCTTCGGGTGACCAACCCGAACCTGAACGCCGACCGCTGGGACCTGTCGGGCGGGATCGAGCGCGACGGCGACGGGCTGCCGATCGCGGCCCATGTCTGCAACCGCGACCCGCATTTCGGCGGCACGCTGAACGCGCCGGAACGCAAGTGGCAGCGGGTGCAATACTACGGCGGCCAGACTGGCCGCCGGGTGGTGCTGCACCTGTTCGAACAGCTTCGCGACGGGCAGAGCCGGGGCGTGCCGATCCTGGCGCCGGTGATCGAATACCTGAAGCAACTGTCGAACCTGACCGAAGCCGAGCTGATGGCGACGGTGGTCAACTCGTGCTTCGCCATGGTGGTGAAGACTGAGGACGGCAACGGCACGCCCCTCGAGGGCGCCCAGCCGTCCACCGGCTTGACGCGGATGGATCTGGCCTTCGAACCCGGCATGGTGATCGAAGGCCTCGCGCCGAACGAGTCGGTCGAGAGCTTCACGCCGGGGCGGCCGATGGCGGGCTTCGACGGATTCTTCAGCGCCATCGTCCAACAGATCGCGGTCGCGCTCGGCCTGTCGATCGAAGTGCTCATGCGGCACTTCACGTCGTCGTACTCCGCCAGCCGCGCGGCGCTGCTGGAGACGTGGAAGTTCCTGAAGAAGCGTCGCCAGTGGTTCGCCGAGGCGCTGTGCCAGCCGGTCTATGAAGAGGTGATCGCCGAGGCGGTGGAGCGCGGCTACCTCGCCGCGCCCGGCTGGGACGATCCCCTGACCCGCGAGGCATGGCTGGGCGCGGATTGGGTCGGCCCCAGCGCCGGCCAGCTTGACCCGACCAAGGAAGTCGAGGCGTCGGAACGTCGGATCGCGCTGGGGGCCAGCACCTATTCGGCGGAGACCGCCGAGCTGACCGGCGGCGACTGGGAGCGGAATTACCGCCAGCTCGTGAAGGAAACGAAGATGCGCAGGGCGGCCGGGTTCGACGCCGAGCCGACGGCGGAGCGCATCCAGACGGAAGCGTTGCGACCGCCGCCGGAGCCGCAGCAGCAGCAGAATCCAGACCAACCCGACGACCAGACGGAAGAGGACTGACCATGCGCCCGTCGCTGCCGCACATCGCGTCCCGGATCTTCAATCGCCCGGTGCTGGTCACCCCGGCCCGCGCCCGCGCCATCCTCGCCGTGCTGGGCCCTCGCCTCGGCGTCGGCATGCTGGTCGACGCCAGCGAAGGCGAGGCGCTGGTCTACGCCGGTGACGCGCTGGGCCGCGAGGCGCTGGGTCCACAGTCGCGCGGCCCCGGCCAGCGCAAGGTCTATGACGTCGTGAACGGGATCGCCGTGATCCCGGTCGAGGGAACGCTGGTCAACAAGACCGGCACGATCGACCCCTATTCCGGGATGACCGGATATGACGGTCTGACCGTCAAGCTCACCGAGGCCTACGACGATTCCGAGGTCCGCGGGATCATGCTCGACATCGAATCCGGCGGCGGCGAAGTGGCCGGGTGCTTCGACCTGGTCGACCTGATCCACGCCAACCGGGGCCGCAAGCCGGTCTGGTCGGTGCTGTCCGAGGATGCTTACTCGGCCGCGTATGCCATCGCCTCGGCCGCCGATCGGATCACCGTGCCGGCGACGGGCGGGGTCGGGTCGATCGGCGTCGTCTGCCTGCATGCCGACTATTCCGGCCAGCTGGCCGAGGCCGGCGTCAAGGTGACGCTGATCCATGCCGGCTCGCACAAGGTCGACGGCAACCCCTATGAGCCGCTGCCGGACGACGTGCGCGGCGAGATCCAGGCCGAGATCGACCAGGTGCGGCAGACCTTCGCCGACCGCGTCGCTCGGGGGCGCAGCGCCGCCGGGCGCAAGATGTCGATCGAGGAAGTGCTGGCGACCGAGGCGCGCACCTTCATGGGCGCCGCCGGCGTCGCCGCCGGCCTGGCCGATGCGGTGATGTCGCCGCGGGCCGCCTTCGCCGCGCTGGTCGAGCAAGCGTCCCGACCCTTCGCAGCCGTTCCCGGCCGGCAGGCCGCCGGGCCCCACAACAGGAGAAAGAGCATGAACCGAGGCAAGTTCTATGGCGGCACCGCCATCGCCCTGGCGGCGGCGGCCATCGCCGCCGGCGGCCTGACCGCATCCCAGGACGACCCGGCAGCCGAGACGGTCCCCGTCGATCCCGAGGATGAAGAGACCGACGATGAAGAGGCCTCGACCGAAGCTGCGGCGCTGCAGGCCTTCGTCGCCAAGCATCCGGCGGAGGCCGCCGCGCTGCGCACCGTCGGCGCCCTGACCGAGCGCAACCGCATCGCCAGCCTGCAGGCGCTGGCCGAGCCGGGCGAGGACGCGCTGCTGACCTCGGCGGTGGCCGGCGGCTGGTCGGTCGAGAAGGCCGCGCTGACCTTCGCCGAGGGGCGGAAGAAGCGCCGTGCCGCAGCCCTGCAGGGTCGCCAGGCGGATGCCGCGCCGCCCGTCGCCGCGCCGCCCGTCAATGCCGCGGCCCCGGTCGCACCGACCGAGAACGCCAGCGCTCCGATCGAGGCGCGGGCCAAGGCGACCTGGGAGGGCAGCGCCGACCTGCAGGCCGAATTCGGCGGCGACTTCGCCGCTTATCTCGCCTTCCGCAAGGCGGAGGCTTCCGGCCAGGCGCGGATCTTCAGCCGCACCTGATCGGCCACCGGCGCCGCGGCGCCACCACCACCACAGCAACAGGAGACCGGAACCATGGCGACTCTCGCCAAGGATACGCCGCGCGCCTATCAGCTCGGCGAGATCGAAGAGTATCCCGTCGTCGCGGCGGACATCATCTATGAAGGCGCCGCCGTCGGCGAGAACGGCGCTGGATTCGCCCGCCCCCTCGTCGCCGCCGACCCGTTCCTCGGCTTCGCCGATGTCCAGGCCGACAATTCGATCGGACTGGCCGGTGCGGTCAATGTGCGGGTCAAGGCCAAGGGCCGTATCCAGCTCGCGATCGCCGCCCTCGCCATCACGGCGAACGACCGGCCTGCGGTCTACGCCTCGGACGACGACACCTTCACCCTGACCGCCACCAGCAACTCGCTGATCGGCTACGTCTCGCGTTGGGTGTCGACCGGCATCGCCATCGTCGAGTTCGACGCGGCGCTCGTCCGCGCCGCCCTGCAGACCTGACCGGGCCGGCGCGGCACGAATCCACGTCACAATCATGAGAAGGAGGTAGGCCATGTCCGCACGTGGTCTTTCGAGCCGCGCGATCATCGGCTCGTACTATGCGCGCCTGGAACAGGGCGCCGCCGGCTGGGTCGAGGCGCTGTCGATGTATTTCAAGAGCGACCAGCCGTCCGAGGAATACAAGTGGCTGGGCATGTCGCCGGCCATGCGCCAGTGGGTCGGCGGCCGGCTGGCCAAGGGCCTGCGCGAGATGGGCGTCATCATCCCGAACCTGCCCTTCGAAGCCACCCTCGAGGTGCTGGTCGACGAGATGCGGCGCGACAAGACCGGCCAGGTGCTGGTCCGCATCAACGACCTGGCCGACCGGACCAACAGCCACTATGCGAAGCTGATGTCCGGCCTGATCATCGCGGCGGAATCGACCGTCTGCTACGACGGCCAGTTCTACTTCGATACCGACCATCAGGAGGCGGACAGCCCGACCCAGTCGAACAAGATCCAGTTCAGCCTGGCGACCGACGGCGCCGCGATCCCCTCCGCCGAGCGCGGCACCACGACCAAGCCCGGGCCGGGGATCATGGAGTTGGCCATGCTGAAGGGCGTCGAGACGATGCTCGGCTTCAAGGACGACCAGGGCGAGCCGATGAACGAGAACGCCGCCCAGTTCACGGCGATGTTCCCGATCTCCTACACCTCGGCCGCGCTGGCGGCGACGACGTCGGTCACCCTCGGCGCCGGCCGGACCAACACGCTGGTGGCGCAGAAGTCTTTCGGAATCAACCCGATCGCGAACCCGCGCCTGCCGTGGACCGACAAGCTGGCGATCTTCCGGAACGACGGCAACGTGAAGCCCTTCATCCGGCAGGAAGAGGTTCCGGTCGAGATGAGCGCGATCGCCGAAGGGTCCGAGCTGGAGTTCAAGGAACGCAAGCACCAGTACGGCGTCTATGCCAGCCGCAACGTCGGCTACGGCTACTGGCAGCAGGCGGTGCAGGTCCAGATCGTCGCCTGATCCGGCCGCCCGTCGTCATCATCGTTGATCGCCAGCGGCGGCCTCCGGGCCGCCGCCGGCGTTTCCGGAGGTCCCCATGCCGAAATACCGTGTCATCGCCGCGATGGGCGTCACCATCCCGGCCGGAACCCTGATCCTCGGTCTGAGCAAGGCGCAGGCCGAGCGTCGCGCCGACCTGCTGGAGCCTGTCGGCAAGGGTCGCCACCTCGCCCGGTCCGCCGTCGGCTTCAAGATCGGCGAGGTCTTCGGCCTCGACGACGAAGCGCCCAAGGCGCTGTGGCAGGTGCTGGAGCCGGTCGACACCAAGCCGGCCGAAGGCAAGGGCGATGCCGGTTGAGACCGCCGCCGACCTCGCCGGCATGTTCAACCCGGCTGAGTTCGGCAAGCCCGATGCCTGGTACACGGCGCCGGAGGGCGGCGCGCCGGTGCCGATCCTGGTGATCGACAGCCGGCCGACGGACGTCGTCAGCTTCAACCGGACGCAGGTCGCCGCCGACACCGCGATGTTCCTGGTGCCGCGGATGTCGCTGCCGGCGCCGCGCCAGAAGGGCCTGATCACCATCGGGGTCGAGGTCTTCGTCATTCAGGGCGAACCGCTGCTGGACCGCGGTCGCGACCTCTGGACCATCGACACCCGTCCGCAAGGGTCCTGACCAAGGGATACGGCCATGAAGATCGAAGTCGTGGCGCTCGGCACCGTCGAGCGCGCGGGGCAACCTGCCATCCACTACCTGCCCGGCACCTATGACGTCCCGGATGATGTCGGGGCCGCGCTGCACGCGCAGGGCGTGCTGGCGCGGGACGAGGCTGCGGCACCGCCGGACGGCGAGGCGCCGCCGCCGGACGGCGAGACGCCGCCGCCCGGCCGCAAGACCAAGGGCGCCTAACCGGTGCGCCTCGAGGCGGCGCTGCAGGGCAATCTCGAAACCTTCATGCGGGAAGAGATCGAGGACGCGGCCATCGCCATGACGGCCGCCGTCACCGAACAGACCAACTGGCTGAAGGACAGTTGGCGTCGCCAGGCGCTGGGCGCAGGGCTCAGCCCGCGGGTCGCCAATGCCATCCGGGGCGAGGTCTACCCCAAGGGCCGCAAGAGCATGGGCGCGGCCGGCCTGGTCTTCGCCCGCGCCGGCAAGGGCGGCACGCTCGGCAGCGTCGGCGCCCTGCTGAAGAACCTGGACGAGGGGGTCACCATCCGGGCCCGCGGCGGCAGCGCCCTGGCGGTGCCGACCGACGCGGTGCCGAAGGTGCGGGGCGGAAGGCGCATGACGCCGGCCGAGGTGGAGCAGGAGTTCGGCCAGGATCTAGAGCCGGTCATCCGTCCGGGTCGGCCGCCGCTGCTGGTGCTGCAGAACGTGGTCGCCGGCCGCCGCGCCGGCAGTTTCCGCAAGGCGACCGAACGTCGGCGCGCCACCGGGCGGGGCATCACCTGGGTGGTGATGTTCGTCCTGCTGCGCGGCGTCAGCATCCGGAAGCGCCTCGACCTACAGAAGGATGCGCGTCAGGCCTGGGACGGTCTGCCGGCGGCGATCCTTCGCAACTATCCGAAGAGGGCGGGGGCATGACGACCGGCGAAGCGATGCTGAATGCGTTGGAATCGCTGCTGCAAACGGCCATCCCGGATGCGGACGTGAAGCGCAACATACCCGTGCCTGACCGGATCGTCGGTCGGCTGATCATCATCCGCGACGGCAAGGCGGTTCCGGAGGCGCAGCTTGGGACCAAGGGGCCTTGGTACGTCACCCAGCGGGTGCCGGTCGAGCTGCTGGTGCAGGTTGGCGACGACACCGCGCGCGATGTCGCCTTCAACCTGCTGGCCGAGGATGTCGAGGCCGCGCTGCAGTCCGACCTGACTCTCGGCGACCTGGTCTACGGCATGATCTGGGACGGGCCAGAGATCGACACCGAAGCGTTCCCCGGCGCGGCCGGGGTCAAAGCGGCCGTATTAGATCTGGCCGTCGACTATCAGTCCGACACCCGACTTTAGAGAGGGAGGCCACCATGGCCCTTGCACCGCGGCGCGCCACCGGCGCGAACGTCTTCTTCAATGGCGGCTTCGAATCGTCCTATGGCACGCCCCCGGGCGGCAACTGGAACGGCTTCCGGGCGTACAGCTACGGGCTCGGCGCGGCGCAGGAGTTGCTGGATGAACCGCTGCTGGGCGCCGGCCGCGACCCCGACCCGTTCCAGCTCGGCGCGATCGACGTCACCGGCAATGCGGTGGTGCCGGTCGACCAGCGCATGTTCGGCCACTGGCTGACGCTCGGCCTTGGCGCGACGCAGTCATCGGCCGCCGTGGGGTCGCGTGGCTATATCGACTTCTCCGGCAACCCCGTCGCCACCGGCGCGATCACCCTCGCCGGCACGCCCTGGACCTTCGTCGCGGGTGCGCCGGCCGGCAACCAGACGCAGATCGGCGCGGACGCTGCGGCCACCGTGTTGCAGCTCGCCACAGACCTGAATGCGTCGGCGGTGCCGGCGATCTCGGCGGCGACCTACACGGCCGAGGGAACCCGCCTGCGTATCCAGCACGACACCGCCAGCACCGCCGGCAACAGCTTCGCCCTGGCGGCCAACGCCAACAGCAAGGCCAAGCCCTCCGGCGCGACGCTGATCGGCGGCGGCCTCTTCCGGCATGTCTGGTACAGCGGCGCCCCAGTCCTGCCGTCGATGTCGCTGGAGACCGAGCATCGCGACCTGGCCCCGGGCGATGAACGCTTCTACCAGCGCGCCGGCGTCGGGCTGAACACGCTGCAGATCGACCGCGATCGGGCCGGGTCGGTCCGCGCCACGCTGGGCCTGATCGGGCAGAGCGAGTCCAAGAGCACCGCCAGCGTCGCCGGCACGCCCGTGCAGCTGCCGATCGATCTGTTCAGCCAGTTCCAGGGCTACATCCGCTTCGCTGGCGAAGGGTCGGCCAACTTGACCGGCGGCAATCTCGCCTTCGGCAACAACTTCGACGCGGTGCCTGTGATCGACAATGACGGGATGATCGGCGGTCTCGATCCCGGCGCGACGCAGCTCGGCTTCAGCTTCACCGGTCGGCTGTCCGCCACCACCATGAAGGCCAGGGCCGATGCCGCCTTGGCATCAGTGGTGCAGTTCGGCTTCCGGGCCCCGGCCAACGGGGCCGAGGTGCTGTTCACCGCGCACCAGGTGCAGCTGCCGAAGCCGCGTTACGAGATCCCCGGTCCGGGCGGTATCGAAGTGACCTGGGACGCGAAGGGGTCGCGGGCGCTGACCATCGGCCGGGCGATGACGGTCGAGATGTTCAACGATGTGGCGGGGTACGTGGTCCCATGATCCGACTGAACCTGCCGCGCGCGCCCTACTGGCTCGACCTGCCCTATGAGGTCAGGACCCGGGTGCATCCGATCACCACGGCGATCTGGGAACAGGCGCTCGCTAAGGCTCGGCGCCAGGCGATCGAGCTGGGCATTCACGCCGAAGAGATTGAGACTGCCGGCGGCACCGTCTCCGGCCTGCCGGCGCTGGACGATCCGGACGCGATCGCCGGTCTGTCTCAGATGTTGTTCGCGGTGGCGCTGGCCCAGTGCGCCATCATCGAATGGACCGGCGTCGCGGACGAGACGGGCACCGGGCCCGCGCCGGTGACGAATGCGACGGTGGCGAAGGTGATGGAAGGGTTTCCGGAGATCGCCAACGCCTTTGTCGCGAAATACGTCAAGCCGATGGATGACGCGGTGACCGAGGGAAAAGGCTTCGGGACCTCGCCGGATGGCACTACGGCGGCGGTCCCGACTATTGCCGGGGGTGCCGCACCAGCGGCCTCGCCTGCAGTCGAGGCGAGGCCGTAGAGGTCGACGGCCAGCCGCAGCGCTGCCCCTACATCGAACACGCCCCGGCGACGGTCGAAGGCGGGCAGGCCTGGGACATGCTGAAGGGCTGCCAAGGCCAGCTCCGCCGGGCCGGCATGGCCGGGTTGCCGACCGGCCTCGACATGGCGGCGGTCCTGCAGGTCGCTGCGGCGCTCGGCTATGACCGCCGCGCGATGGCCCTGCTGCTGCCCATGGCCGAGCCGGGAATGCTCGACGCCATCCATCGCCGCGCCGCCGAGGGCGGGAAGGAGTGACCCGTGGTCGAACGCAACCTGTCCTACCGGCTGTCCCTCAAGGATGCCGACGTGGTCAAGCGCGGCCTGCAGTCCTTGGGCAAGGAAGGGCAGGACGCGCTGCGCCGGATCGAGACGTCGGCCCAGCCGGCCAGCCGCGGGCTGCTGGCGGTCAACGCCGTGACCGCCGACCTGACCGGCAAGCTGGACGAATTCAGCGGTCGGGCCGGCACGGCCGGCCGCGCCCTGTCGGCGCTCGGCCCGGGCGGCATCGCGGCGGCGGTCGGAATCGGCGCGGCTCTGGCGGCGCTGACGGCGCTCTACGCCAAGGGCAAGGAAGCCCTGTCCTTCGCCGACGACATCGGCGACGTGGCCGACCAGCTCGGCCTGACGGCCGAGCAGCTGCAGGAAATCCGCGCCTCCTATAACGGCCTGGTCGAACCCGGGGAGGTGGACGGCGCCCTCGCCAAGATGCGCAAGCTGGTCGGCGACGCGGCCAATGGCGGCAAGGAAGCGATCGCGGTCTTCGACGAGTTGAAGGTCAGCATCCGCGACTCTGTCACCGGCCAGGTGCGATCCCCGGTCGAGGTCTACCGCGATGTGGCGGACGCCATCGCGTCGATCGAATCCCCGGCCCAGCGGTCCGCGGCGGCCTCGGCCATCTTCGGCCGAGAGGTCGGCGGCAAGATGGTGCCCGTGCTGAGCCAGGCCTCGGCCGGGCTGGACGAGGCCGCCGCGAAGTTCCGGGCGCTCGGCGCCATCATCTCGAATGAGACCGTCGCGCAGGCCGGCGCGCTCCAGCAGCAGCTCGACGATCTCGGCCTGGTGATTAAGGCGCAGGTCACTGAGACGCTGGTCCGGGCCGGCCCTGAGATTGTCGCGTTCACCCGGCAAGTCGGGGAAATCCTGCCGCCCCTGGTGCGTGACGCGGCCGACGCGCTGCAGTACCTGGCCGATCATGGGGAAGAAGCGGTCGTCGTCGTGGGGGCTCTGGTCGGACTAGCCGTGGGCTCGGCCTTCGGGCCCTGGGGCGCCGCCATCGGCCTGGTCGCCGGCGCCCTCGGCGGAGTCGCCCTTGCCGGCCACGATGCTAAGGGCAGCGTCGACGCGCTGAACCTGGTGCAGGAGACGAACAAGCGCCTGATCAATGAGATCAACACCGCGACCCAGACCAGCATCGGGCTGACCCGAGAAGAGGCGGCGGCGAACCGCGATCGGGCGCGCTCGCTGCTGGCCTCGGCCTCGGCCCGTCGTGCCGAGGCGCAGGGGCGGGTGCGTGAGGCCGCTGCGATGAAGACGGTTCCCGGCCAGGTGATGCCCGGGCAGATCGTCGAAGCGAACCTGAATGCGGGCCAGGCGCAGTCTCAGGCCGAGGCGGACGAGATCGCCGCAGGCATCGCCTTGGCCGACGCGCAGCAGGCGCTGAACGAGGCCGACCGGCGCGCCGGCGAACTGGGCAAGGGTGGCGGCGGCAAGGGGGCGTTCCTGCAGCTCGGCGAGGATGTCGACGGGGTGGCGAAGAAGATCGCCGATTTCGCCCAGAAAAGCCGGCTCGACGCCATGAAGCCGCTGGCGCGGCAGCTCGAGGAAAACCGGCTGAAGTATGTCGAGCTGGGCAACGCCGTGGCGGCGTCGCTGCTGCCCGATGAAAAGAAGCGGGAGCTGGTGGCCCAGCTCGCCGAGGCCTTCAACCAGAACAACAACTCGATCAGGGCCAACGCGGCGGAGCACAAGGCCGGCGCCAGTGCGACCAAACAGGCGACCTCCGCCCTGCAGGAGTACCTGACCAAGCTGGCACAGGAGAAGGCGCTGGTCGGCCTATCGGCCGAGGAACAGGCCAAGAAGAAGGCGATCACCGAAGCCGAGGCCGCGGCGGTGAAGGACTTCAACAATCACCTGCGCGACAAGAACACCCTGACCGATGAAGAGCGGGCCAAGGTCGAGGCGCTGGCGGCCAGCGGCAAGGATCTGCAGGACCGGCTCGACGCCCTGGTCAAGGATCAGCGGACGCCGGAGGAGGCGGCTGCCGTGGCCCGCGCCCAGATGGAGGCGCTTCGGCCGCTGGCGACCACGGCCGAACAGATCGCCGCGATCGACCGCGGCCTCGCCTCTGTCGATCAGAAGCTGCGCGACCAGGACCCGCTGTACAAGGAGTTGGATTCGATCGGGACCCGGGCCTTCGACCGGATCGGCAGCGCGATCACCGAGGCATTCACCCAAGGCAATGGCGCCGCGGTGGATTTCGGGACGGTGGCGCAGGGCGTGATCTCCGAGATCATGCAGGACTTCATCCGCCTGGCGGCGATCAACCCGCTCAAGAACGCGCTGGGGCTCGGCGGCGAAAAGGGGCTGCCGACACTCAGCGGCTTCGGCGACCTGATCACCAAGGGGATCAACTTCATCGGTGGCGGCAGCGGCGGCTCGGCCTCCGATCCGGGCGGGCTGATCGCCGGCGGCAGCTGGGCCAAGGGCGGCGCCTTCGATCGCGGCCGGGTGATCCCCTTCGCGCGCGGCGGTGTGGTCGAGCGCCCGACTCTGTTCCCGATGGCGACCGGGGCCGGGCTGATGGGCGAGGCGGGACCGGAAGGCATCATCCCGTTGGCGCGGATGTCGGACGGCAAGCTCGGCGTCACCGCCGCCGGCGGTGGTGAAAGCAATGTCCAAGTCAACATCATCAACAATGCGGGGGTCAAGGTGCAGACCAGGGAATCCCGTGACGGGCGGGGCAACCGCCGGGTCGAGGTGGCGCTGGGCGACATGTGGGCACAGGAGGCCGGTCGGCCCGGGTCGTCCGCCAATCGCGGCGTGGCGTCGGCACTGTCGGGCCCGACCCGGCGATGACGATCGACGTCTGGCCGATCGAGCTGCCGCAACGGCCGCTGGTCGAAGGCTATGGCGAGGACATGCCGGACCTCGACATCGCCTCGCAGATGGACATCGGTCCGGCCAAGGTGCGGCGCGAGACCACCGCCGCCCCCTACCTGCTGACCGTGCCGATGCGGTTCCTCGACTGGCAGAAGGAATTCCTGAAGGCTTGGTATCGCCCGCGGGGCCGCACCACCCTGTTCTGGTTTCCGGAACCGGGGGTCGACGGCTATCCGCTGCTGGACCATGACGGAGTGACGGTCCTGCTGGACGAAAACGACGTGCCCCTGTTGGGCACCAGCAAGCTGCTGGTGCGCATGGCCCAGCCGCCGCAATGGGCCCGGCAGGCCTGGCCGAAGCTGGGGTGGATCTCGGCTCTGCATCTCGAGGTGTTGCCGTGACCTTGTCGCCGACCATGACGGCGGCGGTCCACGCGCAGCAATCCGGCGTTGTGGCGGTCGGCCTGTTCACCTTCAGCCATCCCGACCTGCCGCAGCCGATCCTGGTCTGCACCGCGCCGGTGCTGCGGCTGTCGCTGGAACCCCTGTTCTACGGCATCCGCAGCCGGGGCAAGGACTACAAGTTCATCCCGATCGTCCCGATCCTACCGGGCGAGGTCGAGGGCGAGGCACCACGGGCGCGGCTGTCGCTGGACGACGTGGCCGGCCGCGACGACAGCGGCGCCATCGTCCGGGCTAGCGACATGGTGCGGGCCTCGCCGATCGGGTCGACGGTGCTGATCGAGGTGGTGCGGGCCGATGCGCCCGACCTGGTGGAAACGTTCTTTCCGGAGCTAGAAATGGTCAGGGCGCCGATCACGAACGGCTTCATCACGATCGAGCTGTCGGCCCAGAACCTCGAAAAGGAACCCTATCCGGCGGACCGCATCACGCCCGGCGTCGCCCCGACCCTGTTCGAGGCCTGAGCATGTGGAGCGACGACTATCTCGGCCTGCCTTGGAAAGACCTGGGGCGGGACCGCGAGGGGGTGGACTGCTACGGGCTGGCCTGCCTTCCCCTGGCGGAGCTGTGGGGCATCGCCCTGCCCAGCTATGCCGGGGCCTACACCTCGGCGCTGGAGCGGGCGGAGACGGCGGCCCTGATCGAAGGCCGACCGCTGAACCTGGTGCGCCCGGTCGCGCCAGGCGAGGCGCGCGCCTTCGACTTCATCCTGATGCGCAACGGCCAGATCGCCGATCACATCGGCCTGGTGGTTCGGCCGGGCCTGATGCTGCACATCCAGGTCGGAGGCGAATCGACCTGCGATGAATACGACGGCCCGCTGTGGTCGCGCCGGGTGGTCGGCTTCTTCCGCCACCCGGGGACCGACGGTCAGGCGTTGCAGGTGATGAAGTAGGTCACGCTCCAGGCGTCTGCAATCAGCCCTTTGCCAGCAAGCACCGGCTGGCGCCCGGTGACTTGGTATCCACGGGGACAGAATCCGTTCTGCGCCATCGTGTCTTTGAGAATGGCCAGGCGCTCTGCCTCGGCGGCCGGGTCGTCGGCCGGATGGTCGATCGTCGAGGCGCCGGCATGAAAGCGAAAGGTCCCAGGTCCCGTCGGTTCCAGCGACGTGGACCACCTGTACGGGTAGCAGCCGGCCAGCGCGGCCACCGCCACCACCGCTAAAAGTCTCAACCGCATCGCGGCCTCTCGGTCGTTGCGAGGACAATCCTATCATGATCCACCTCGACCTGCCGCCAGCGCCTGCGCGGACCGCCGGCGTGCGCCTGATCGGCATGCCCGCATTGTATGGCGGCGAGGTGATCGAGCGATTCGGTGAAGCTGGTCGCACCGTGGCCGAGCTGGTCGACGTCGCCTTGGGCATGCGGGTCTATCCGGCGATGGCGACCAGCGTCCGCGTGTCGATCGGCGACATGATCGTGCCGCGCGAACACTGGCATCGGGTGCGGCCCAAGCCTGACGCCGTCGTGATGGTCCGGGTGGTGCCGCAGAATGGCGACTTCCTGAAGATCGTCCTGACGTTGGCGATCGTGGTCAGCGCCGCCTATCTCGGTCCGCTCGCCGCCGGCGCCTATTTGGGAACGACAGCCGCAGCGGCAACGGCCGCGGGCACGGCAGCTTCGTTCGCGGCCACCTCCGCCATCGCCACCGGCATCATCGGCATCGGCGGCACCCTGCTGTTGAACGCGCTGATCCCGCCCCGATCGCCGACCCTCGGCGGATCCGCGCCCAGCCCGACCTATTCGATCGGCGGCACGCGAAACACCGGCGGCGCCTGGGCCTACATCCCGTCGGTGCTGGGCCGGCACCGTATGGCGCCGATCTATCTGGCGCGGCCCTACACCGAGGTGCGCGGGTCCGACCAGTATCTGCGGGTTAAGTTCTTGTGGGGCTATGGCCCGCTGCGCATCGAAGACATGCGGATTGGCGAGACGCTGATCGCCGACTTCGACGACATCGAGGTCGAGACCCGCGAAGGCCTGCCGGACGATCCGCCGACCACCCTCTATCCCAGCCAGGTGTTCGAAGAGTCGCTGTCGATCTATCTCGCCAGCGGGGCCGATCCGTCGGTCCGCCGGACCGAGGCCGACACGGAAGAGATCTCGATCGACCTCAGCTTCCCGCGCGGCCTGATCGACTATTCCAAGACCAGCAGCAAGAAGAAGGAGATCACGTCCACCGTCCGGATCGAGATGCGCAAGGTCGGCGATGTCGCCTGGACCTTGGTCACCGACCTGGCGACGACCGAGAAGCGGCAGGAGCCGTTCCGCCGCGGCTATCGCTGGGTGGTGCCGAAGGCGCAGTACGACGTCCGCCTGCAGCGCACCGACGAAGAGGCGGCCACCGGCACCGACCGCACCGAATGGACGGTGCTGCGCAGCATGCGCATCGGCGCGCCCTACACCTTCCGCAAGCCGCTGGCCACGACCGACATCCTGATCAAGGCGCAGGACCAGCTGCAGGGGGTGATCGACACCCTGACCGGGATCGCCAACAGCCGGTGCCCGGACTGGGATAGCGCCACCGGCACATGGATCGTGCGCGAGACCTCAAGACCGGCCAGCCTGTACCGCTATGCCCTGCAGGGGCCGGCCTGTTCGCGGCCCCGCACCGACGCGCAGATCAACCTGCCGGTGCTCCAGGACTGGCATGAACACTGCGTCGCGCTGGGACTGGAATTCAACCAGGTGCGCGACTTCGAGGCGACGTTGCCCTCGACCCTGGGCGACATCGCCGCCGCCGGCCATGCGTCCTGGGCGATGCCCGACGGCCGATGGTCGGTGGTGATCGATCGGCCGCAGACCGAGATCCGGCAGCACTTCACCGCCCGGAACAGCTGGGGCTTCACCACCGAATGGGCTTCCGGTGAAGTGCCGCACGCGTACCGCTGCCGCTTCGTCGACCGCGACGCCGATTGGGACGTCAACGCGGAGCGCATCGTCTATGACGAAGGCTACAGCGAAGCCAATGCGACGCTGTATCAGGAGATCCAGTTCCCCGGCGTCACCGATGCGGGCCGGGTGTGGAAGGAAGCCAAGAAGGCCTTCGTCACCCTGCGGACGCAGTTCCTGGCCCATTCGACCAATGTCGATTGGGAGTACCTGACGGCGCGGCGCGGCAACCTGACGGTCGGGGCGCATCCGGTGCTGGGCGTCGGCCTGGTGCAGGGCCTGGTGAAGAGCGTCAGCACCACCGGCACGCTGACCACGGTCGTTCTCGACGACGAGGTCACCATGGTCGCCGGACGCAGCTATGTGCTGCGCTGCCGCGAAGGCGACACCGGGGCGTCGGTGCTGCGGCCGGTGGTGACCATCCCCGGCACCACCACGGCGGTGCGGCTGGGCGGCATCGGCCCGCTGCCGGAGCCGGGCGACCTGTTCCTGTTCGGCGAGGCGGACAAGGAGGTCCGCCGCCTGATCGTCAAGGGCATCGAACCGCAGGAGAAGCTGACCGCCCGGGTGACCATGATCGACGAAGCGCCGGAGCGGCACGCGGTCGAGGCCTTGACGCCGCCTCCCTGGGTGCCGCGGCAGCCGCAGCGCGACCAGGATGTGCCGGCCGTGCCGACGATCATCGCCGTCAGCTCCGGCGATGCGGCGCAGACCATCGGCGAGGACGGCACGATCCTGGCGCCGGTGACGGTCGGCATCGCCCCCGGCGGCGGCGGCCGGGTGGCCGCTGCGATGTTCGTCGTGTTTCACCGGCCGTTCGGCAGCACCGCGCCCTGGCTGACCGCCAGCGCCGCGGCGGCGCAGGGTTCGGTGCGTATCCTCGGCTACGAACCCGGCGAGACGATTGAGCTGCAGGTGCAGGCGGTCAGCTCGGCAGGGAAGTCCAGCCGCCGGTCGACGCCGCCGGTCACCCATACGGTCGCCGCCCGCACGCATCGGCCGCCGGACCCGGCGACCTTCGCCGTCGTCCGCCTGGCGAACGGCCTGCGGCAGTTCTCATGGACCGCCGCCGACCCCGACGGGTCCGGGATGCCGGCCGACCTGGCGGGCGTGGAAATCCGCTACCGCACCGGCACGAACCCGCTGTGGACCTTCGCGGACCTGAACCCTCTGTTCAGCGGCCCCCGGCCCAACTCGCCGTGGGAGACGCCGGAACCGGGTCCGGGCGGCACTTACACCTTCGGCCTGGTCTACAAGAACTGGAGCGGGCTGGTCAGCGCCGTGCCGAAGCTGATCACGGCGACTCTCGGCCCCGGGGTCACAGTGCCGGCGCCGCGGGTCGACACCTTGCCCGGCCCGATCGGCAACACGAACCCCTTGATCTTCGGCACCGCCGGCAGCGCCGAGCCGCTGGCGGCGATCAAGGTGTTCGTCGACGGAACCCAGATGGGGACCACGACGGCCGACGCTGCCGGCGCCTGGTCGGTGCAACTGGCCGGCCTCGCCGCCGGGCCGCGGATCATCATCGCGACGCAGACGGCTGCCGGCGCGAATTCGGGGCCGTCGAACCCGATCGTGCTGGTGGTGCAGTGGAACGACCCGGATGCCTCCGGCCATGTCGACTTCAAGAACAGCCGCGGCTGGCTGCTGGGCGCTGCAGCGAATCCGACCGCCATCTTCAACACTGTGGTGACCTCGCCCCAGATCTCGACCAACGCCGACGGGTCGCTCCGGTCCATCCTGGCGAACGATCTGCCGGTCTGCGACCGTGGCCTCGAGCTGTGGGAGAGCCGGACCAACCGGTGCACGAACCGCAATGCCGCCCCGATCGACCTGACCGGGGTCACGGCCAGCGGCGCAGGCACCGCCGGCGGCGTCACGGTGGTCGACGACAGCGCGACGATGGTCGGCGCCAGCATCCTGGCGGCGCTGAAGATGAGCGGGCTGCTGACCGGCTTCGTCTACAAGCTGGACAACAGCACCGGCGTCGCCGACGCCACGGCGACCATCAGCGGCCCGGTGTCGGCGACCGGCGCCTGCAACGCCTCGGTCGTCTATCGCGGCAGCGCCGGCCGGGTCGAGGTCGGCGGCGTTGCGGTGGTCAGCTTCGGCGCCTCGACGCCCTATGTCCGTGTCAATGGCCAGCGCACCGCGGCGGCGACATCGGAACAGATGCGCATCGTCGCCCCGGCCGGGGCGGTGATCTGGTTCATCCTCAACCAGCTCGAAAACAGCACGACCTATTGCAGCGCGCCGATCGTGGTCAACGCGGCGCTGGCCACGCGCGCCGCCCCGGTCATCACCCGCACCCTCTCGACCGACTTCGACGGGACGCAGGGGTTCGTCGGCTTCCGCGGGTCAGTAGCGTCTGGCGTCATTTCGAACGGCGTGCCGCTGCGGTTCGAAACGCCGGACGCCACGCACTCGCATGCGCTGCAGGCCACCACCTCGGTCGGCATCCTCGGCGGCACGACGAATGTCACCAGCCAGGCGGCGCCGCTGAAGACCATCGGGATGACCACAACTCGCACGGTCGTCTACGGCTGGGCGGCGAATGACTTCGCCCTGGCGGTCGACGGCACCGCGCCGGTGACCGACGCCAGCGGCACGGTGCCCAGCACCTCGGCGCCGGTCCTGAAGCTGGTGCCGACAGGCTTCAGCGGGATCATCGAACAGATCAAATGGGCGCCGGTGAAGCCCGCCAATGCGGCCATCCAGTCCAAGTCGGGCTGGGCGACGCTGTAGAAACGAGGGGAAGCGGTTATGACGGCTGGGGTTCGCCTGGAAGACAAGCCGGAGACGGTGGCGGCGGAGCTGTACGTGGTGATCGGCGACGGCGGCCAGCCGCGGCTGTTGTCGATCGCGAACGCCGGGCTGCAGCTCGGCGCCGGGATGCTGGTGGCGCTGCCGGACGGCACGGTGAAGCTGCTGTCCCAATGGCTGGCCGACCTGGTGCTGGCGGCGGCGTCGGGCGGCCAGCTCGGCTATCCGACCAAGGCGGCGATGGTCTCGGCCGCGCCGACGGCGCCGCCGACCGGAACCATGCGCGTGGTGACGAACGATCCGGCCGACGTCAACGGGTCGATCAACGGCGCCTGGCGCTATGATCCGGCCGTCGCCGGCGATCATTGGGAAAAGTCGGCCGACCAGGTCAGCGCGCTGCGGGCGGACGTCGCCACGATGAAGCCGCAGGTCGCCAACGCGGCCGCGGCGGTCGATGGCATCTACAAGGCGACCGGCGCGCTGCGGCCGGTGGCCTGGATGGACACGACCAGCTATGAGGTGGCTTGGCTGGCGTCGCTCACCAACATTGCCACGCGGCTCACGGTGACCCCGAGCCCCGGCGGCCTCACGCTGGTCGGCCTCGGCGCCATGCCGGGGGCGCAGCCCATAGCGGTTCGGCTGAAGCAGGCGGTGATCCCCGGCCGGCTCTACTACTTCCGGGCGAAGTTCACCGGCGGCACGTTGGGCCCGTCGAACGGCTTCTTCGTCGGCAACGACACGGCGACCTCCGGCAACATCTCGACGAACGCGCAGCCGGTGGTCCGCCGCGGCGGCCTGCTGGTCCCCTCGCTGGCCAACGCGACGGCGAGCGACGGCACCAGGGCGGTCACCCCGGCGTTCGCCGCCCCGGCCTTCGCGATCGGGACCGATCTCGGCCTTCTGGTCGAGGTGCTGGCCGACTTCTCTCTCCTGGTGAAGAACTTCCACGATGGACGGCAGTTCGGCGCGGACGTCGTCGTCGGCCCGGCCGCCACCAACAGCGCCCTGATGGTCGGCGTCGTCCTGTCCGCCGGCCAGACCGTCTTCATCGAAGAGGTCGACATCCGGACGGCGAGCGGCAACACGCTGTTCGTGCACTCCGGCGTCTCCTCCTCCGGCACCGGGTCGCGCGGCTCGCCGCTGAAGTCGCTGACCGACATCCCGGGCGCCATCATCGCGAACGGCCTGATCGGCCAGCCGGTGACGATCAACTGCCTGACCGACAACCTCTATGAATATCTGGAATGCAAGGAGACCCTGTCGCCGCTGTGGACCATCAACGGCCTGCCGGGCGGCAACACCGTGCTGAACGGCTTCAACTTCGGCGAGGTGCCGGTCTGGACTGTCGTCTCGGGCACGGGCGGGAAGGTCTCGACCACGCCGACCAAGCACGGCCCCGACACGGTATCGCACGCCAACCAGGTCTTCATCTTCGGCCGGTCCTGGAACCCGAGGCCTTGGTACAATTTCCCGAACACCTGCCTGGAATCGATGCAGACTACCAACGGCGGTCTCGACATGGTCGGGAAGACCAACGGCGCCATCGCCAACAGTGGCGGCCTGCTGTACCTGCGGCTGCCGGATGGGATGCCCAGCGCCGACCCGTCTGCCTACCCGACCGGGGGCTATAGCCTGGTCGTGGCGCGGACAGTCAGCGTCATCAGCGTCATCGGATCGCCGCAGGTCAACCTCAACAACATCACCCTGCGCTGGTCGGCCGGGCCGCTGTTCGCTGGCGGGGCCGGGTTCGGGACCATCACCGGCTGCGTGTTCGAATGGGGCGGTTACAACGCTCCGAACATCCAGGTCGAGAACGGTCAGTATGTTATCCGCGGCGGCGGTCACTCCAAATATAGCGACGGCGACGGGATCGGCCGCTCCATGCGGATCGACGAACCCTTCCAGAACGGGTCGACCCTGATCACCACGGTGGAGGATTTCGAGATTTCGCATACCGGGTCGCAGGCCGGCGCCAGCGGCGGCGATGCCATATCCGATCACATCCCCGACCCCGATAGCCCGCCCTTCGATACATCGAACCGCCGCAGCATCTTGAACCTGAAGAACGTCAAGATTCACGACTGCTGGAAATGCGGCGTCGTCACCAGCGACGACGAGGTCAATGTCACCGGGATCACGATCGAGCGGTGCGGGACCGAGCAGTTTGCTTTGCTCGGCGTGCCCTCGTCGCCAGCGGTTGGGCGGACGCAGCGCGCGAGGGTCAATGGCTTCAAGTTCGATCCGCAGGGCCTTGGGACCACGGGCGTGCGGCTTATCGGCACCGACGGCATGGCCCTGGCCGAGATCGATCTGACCAACGGGCACATCGGCATGCCCGCGGCTGGCGGCAAGGAGCTGGAGGTCGCGGCGCAGGCGCTCACGGTCTCAGGCGTGCCACAGCCCCGCGACGCCACGAAGAACATCATCCGCTACACCAACGTCACCACCGAACGGGACGCCGGTTCGGTGGTGAAGACGGGCGACGGCCTGGCCACCGGCCTCCTGACCTTCTCGACCAACCCGGCGAACGGCGACACGGTGACGATCGATGCCGTGACGTACACCTTCAACACCACGCTCAGCGGCGCCAACTCGATCAAGATCGGTGGCAGCTCGATGGTGACGCGGAACAACCTGATCGGCGCCATCATGGCCGACCCGCTGCTGATCACCACCGGCTACGGCGCCGGGACGTCGGTGCATCCGACCGTCACCGCGCTGCCGGCGGCCGGCAACGTGAAGGTGATCGCCAAGACGGCCGGGACCGGCGGCAACGACATCGTCACTACCGAGGCGTCGGCCGCCCTGTCCTTCGGCACCGGCACCCTGACGGGCGGCGCGGCGGCGATGGGCACGTTCGTCCCGGTCACCGCGCACCGGCTGACCTGACCTCTCGCCGAACGACGTTCGTTGCCGCCGCCTGAGGGCGGCTTTTTCATACCCGACAGAGGGGGAGGGGATGACCCTTGACGTATCGCCGAGCCGGCCGGTTCGGGTGCCCATGTTCGTGCTCGGCCTGCTGCTGGTCGCCGGAGCGTCCTGGGGCGGTGCCTATATGGCGCTGCGGGGAGAGATCAGCAGCATCGTGGTCCAGCAGACGCAGGACCGCGGCGCCGTGGCCGAGGCGAAGAAGGCCTATGACGAGTTCCGTGTCGACGTGCAAAGCCGACTCGGCACCCTGGAACGCAGCGACCTGCAGCAGGGCGGCGACATCAAGCGGATACAGCAGGACCAAAGCACGCTGGCCGGGAAGATGGATGCGAACACCAGCGTGCTCGAGGAGGTGCGGCGCACGCTGGCGGTCGTCGCCTCGACCGTCGAAAGCATCGACCGGGCGTCCTCGACCCGGCTGCCGGGCGACCCCCCGGCAAGGCGGTCGCGATGATGCGGGCGCTGCTGCTGATCCTGCTGCTGTCCGGCTGCGGGGGCGATCCGATGCCGGCGCCTGAGCTCGCCACGCTCGACGTGCCCAGCATCCTCCGGACCTGTCCGAAGGGGTCGGACGTGCCGCCTGCGCCGGCGCCGCCCCGGACGGTGGAACAGGTGGTCGAGTGGGCCCGCGAGGTCAGCGCCGCGCAGGGCCGGACCGAGAAGGCGCGGGCGGAATGCGCCTACAGGCTGAAGAAGCTGAACGACTGGGTGACGGCGAATCAGGTCGTGCCCGGCAACATCCCTCTGACGACGGACTGACACCATGATCCCGGTTGACTTCAAGGGTGCGGCGCTGCCGCGCTCGGCGGACATCTATGCCCAGATCGCGGACCGGTACGGCATCGAAGAGCCGGTCGTCCGTGCGGTGGTGTCGGTCGAGGCCGGCGGCGCCGGCTTCCTCGCCGACGGCCGGCCGAAGATCCTGTTCGAACGGCACGTCTTCCACCGGCTGACGGCCGGCCGCTGGGACGCGGCCGATCGCGAGATCAGCGGGCCATCGCCTGGCGGCTACCGCGGCGGCGCCGTTGAATACGACCGGCTCGCCCGCGCAATCCAGCTCGACCGCGACTCGGCGCTGCGCTCGGCCTCATGGGGCCTCGGCCAGATCATGGGCTTCAACGCCGTGCATGCCGGGTACGGCACGATCGAGGGCTTCGTCGAGGCGATGTGCGCCGGCGAAGACCTGCAGCTCTGGGCCTTCGCCGAGTTCGTGCGGTCGGCCGGCCTGGCGGATGAGCTGGACGATCGCCGATGGGCGGAGTTCGCGGCCGGCTACAACGGGCCCGGCTATGCCCGCAACCAGTACGACACGAAGCTGGTCGCAGCCTATGCCAAGGCGGTGCAGGCGGCGCGGGTGCCGGCGAACGATGACGTCCGACCGGCGGTCGCCGAGGTGCAGGCGCTGCTGTGTCTGGCGGGTTACGCCGTGGTGGTCGACGGCTGGGACGGACCGAAGACCCGCGCGGCCCTGCGCCGATTCCAGATCGACCACGGCCTGACCGCCGACGGCGTCGCCGGCAAGGCGACTCGGGCGGCGCTGCTGGCCCTGGCCCCCACGCCGCCGCGCCGCGCGGCCTGACCCCGTTCAACCCGCCCCGCCTCGGCGAGGCCTTTCCAAGAGGGACCACCCATGCCCATCTCCCCGTTGCCCGGCCTGCCGCAGACCGCCGCCAAGGCGAATGTCGGCTCGATCGCCATGGCCGTCACCACCCTGGTCCTGTACCTGCTGGCCCGCTTCCTCGGCATCGTCGCGATGCCCGATGCGTCGCTGGTGGCGGACGCGGTGGTGGCGCTGGTCTCCGCCGGCGTGTCGGCCGGCATCACCTGGCTGACCGTCTACTTCACCCCGAACAAGCCGAAGGACGGGGCCGCGCTGCAGTCGCACCCGATCGCCACCCTGTTCGCCTTCGCGCTGGTGCTCGCCGTGCTGGGCGGCTTTCTATTTGGCGGTTCGGCTGTCGGTGTGACTCGCGACGCGCCGATGCAGATGAGGGCCGCCGAGGCGAGGGCGGCGAATCACTATCCGTTGACGGCGTGGTCGGCGGCTTCCTTCGCCGCGCGTTCCAGCCGGCCATGGTCGGGCCCCGGCTCCGGCCCAATCTTCCAGATCATCTGGACGACGCCGATGCGAGAGACCTTGAACCGGGCGCTGTAGGGCGGGCAGGCAACGGTCCCCTCGGACCCGTCCCACTTCACGGCCCAGTCGGCCGCGTCAAAACCGTTCGCCATGGCGCCCTCCTAGTTGCCATGGAGATGGCCGCGGCCGGACTCCCATTCCAGCCCCAGCTGCAGATTGGGGCGCCGGCCGCACTTGCACCTGACGTTGTGCCAGACTTTCGACAGCGGGTAGTCCAGTCCGCGGTCGAGGGCGATCGCCAGCAGGTCGACCGGCTTCTGACGGCCGCAGCCGCAGAAGCCATTGACGACGTAGTTGTACCGCAGGCAGGCGCCGATGGTGTCGATGGTGATGGCCATGACCGTGAACGTAGCCGGAACATCTGTAGTGGTCCAGATGGACCACTACCATGTCGCCCTATGAGGCTTTGTGCGGGGTGCAGCGTCGCGCTGTGTTGCCTCAAATCGACCTAACCCATTGTAATCGCTCAATAGGCTTGGCCCTTTCACGGCGGTAACACGGGTTCGAATCCCGTAGGGGTCGCCAATGATTTCAACGACTTAGCCCGGCTTCGCGCCGGGCTAAGTCGTTTTTGCCGCCAAATTGCCGCTTGGATGGTCCCAGTGAAGGGCGGCGCGCGTGCCATTCAGTCTTTGGCGCTGGGTCAGGGATGAACGATTTGCCTCCCAGCCCCTCATTTCCCGTCAGGGTCTACCAGTCGACTAAAGCACCTGATTTGCGGCGAGATGGGCCGCTGCTGTCCTGGAACGCCAGATCGGTTGTCAGGCCGCTATAGTTGGAACTGCAGTCGGCGCGACAGCACGATGCCCGCCGCCCCGCGCAGCGTGGCGAAGCCTCGCTGGTCGGTCAGCAGCACATGCGGGTCGCTGCCGGGGCGGGACGGCACCAAGCGGTCGACATGCGCCTCGATCGCCGCCCGCAGCCGCTCCCCGGCCTCGACCACTTCGCCATGCAGCACGAAATGGTTGGGGGCCAGGGTCTGCTGGAGGTTGGCGATGCCGATGGCAATATTGCGCGCGTATAAGTCCAGCAGCCGCCCGGCCGTCTCGGAGCCGGCATCGGCCTGCCCGGCCAGCAGTGCAGGCGTCATCTCCTCGGCCCCAATCAGGCCGGCGGCCCGCGCTTGGCGCCGCAGCCAGCCGATGGTCGCGACCGTCTCCCAGCAGCCGCGGCGGCCACAGGCGCAGAT